TACCCTAACACCCCATGCCTGATGGACTCCGGTTCGTCCTTAATGCCCTTTAAGATACCTGCAACCACTTTCCACTTTTTACCCTCCAGTAGGGCACGGCAAAGATCTATTAATTGATTCTCACGTTCTTTAGTGGTCTCTATGGCCCTTAATCTGTCTTCGGGCTTGAGGTCTATTACCTGATCAAGGATAATAAGTGCTTCACGTGGTATTCCCTCACACACTTCACTAATCTTTTTTAGCTCAGCCCGATCAAATTCCACATCCTCTTCGGTCACTACCCACTCTAGAAGTTTAACTATTTCCTTTTGTGTGAGTGGCTCCACCGCGTACTGAGAGCACCGGCTTTTTACCGTGGTCAGCACCTTTTGTGGATCGGTAGTGCAAAGAAAGAAATAAACATGGCCCGGCGTATCTTCTAGAGTTTTTAGCAGTGCATTAAAGTAGGCGGGCGTTCCCTGATGTACCTCATCCAGAATATACGCTTTAGCCTTACCAAACATGGGTAAGAATCGAATACCAGATATTAATTTCGTAGCATCGTCTTTACCGCGATTATTAGCAACATCGATTTCCATAATATCACGCTGATCACAACCAACCAGCTCAGCAGAGATCCTAGCCAGGGTAGTTTTACCACAACCCCGGTTTCCGTGAAATAGATAGACATGGGGGCCATCCTCCTTTGTTAATTGTGTTTCTAGCTTTAGCAACGTACTTTCATTTCCGATTATTTCCTTAAAATTATTAGGTCTAAAATCAATATGTAATCCGCTCATAGTTTATTTTCCATTAGCAAGTTTAAGTTTTAGTCTCCAAATACGCATAGCCATTAGTTCTAAGCATTTATTCATCTCTTTTTTAGTAAACTGGTAATCCCCATTTTTTACGGGATTTCTTTTTATCTTACATCGATAGGTTTTCATTCGGCGTAACATTACTTTTTTAGTTGAGCTGACAATAATTATACCTGCCCTTTCGGGGACATGTTCAATACAATTTTCTAAATAATCAGGAATAGCGAAATATAGGTATTTTATTTTTTTATGGAAATGACCTTGTTTTTTTTCTTTGTCCTTAATTAAATCTGGCTTTGTTACTTTGATCTCTATTTCCGTGCAATATCCTAATCTTGATAAACGTATTAAATCGCATTCATGCTTAAAAAAAGACCATGATATATTCGGAATAATTAAATTAGTGCACCAATTCAAATAATTACCTACAGCAACTTCGACATCTAGAGCAGTTAATTTGACAGATGTTTGTCCTTTTTTATTTATATGTAAAACCGCCATTATTTCAATTCCTCCATTTCAAACCAGTTTCCATCAACTGCACTCACTTTAATTTCAACAGACAGGGGTACATTTATCCACGGGAACTGCTTTCTGATCTTAACCGTCATAGTATCTCTGATTAACGGCACCAGCTCTTCCAGCTCAGATGGATGCACATCAAACATAATCTCATCATATACCTGTAAACATACTTGCGACCACCAACCCTGGGCGTGTGTTTCCTTTTCCAGCCCTATTAGCGACCATAAAAGCAGGTGGAATGCAGTGCCTTGAAACGGATAGTTCACAACGTTTTTCTTATCTAGCACCCCACCACACCTAAACCCGGTTAGATACTCTACATACCCCTTATCCAGATACTCTTCCCACGCTTGCGCTTTCCACTTATCGAATACTTTAAACTTCTCCTTCCAAAATATTCGTTCTTCCTCTTTTACATGAGATTCAAAGGCTTTATAGTTTTTAATCCCCTGATCCTCTAGCCAGTAACGAAGGAGTAGACCACCGTTAGTATCTAGCCTCCCTGCCGCGTCCCATAATAAACGGGCGCATGATCGGTAATAATCCCCGTAGAACTCAGGAAATACAAACCCGGACTTCGCTTCATACCGGATTTCCTTTGTGATCTGTTCCGGGTCCAGCTTAAACAAACGCAGTGCCATATCCCGATGCATATCATTTGCCGGATTAGTCACATAGTCGATCATTACCGGGTCTTTGTGGTAAAAACAACCGGACATGACTTCTATTCCATCAAAATCTACAGTTAGTAGTTGGTGCCCTTTGCGGGGGATAACCCCAGTCCTCACAAGTTTTTGCATCTGCTTATCCCGTTTCGGAATATTCGCAAAGTTCGGGCTGGTGGTACTTGGCCTGTACGTTTTAGTCGTGTGTAGGTTTTGATTCGGATGAATTACACCACCGATAGATTCACGGAGAAACCCACCTACATACGTACTTTTTAATTTATCAGCTTCACGCCAAAAAATGATATCAGCAAATATTTGATGTTTTCCGCTAAGTTCTTTTAAAACTTCTTTATCAACACTGTATTTTGGTTTTTCTTTTGTACTCCCTTTTGTTTCCTTGCTTATTTTAAGCTTTAGCACGTCTAAAACGAGGCTTTTAGTTTGGGCATCCTTGGATATCTCCAGGTTCCTGTCTTTGAGTTCAAACCACTTTAAACCTTCAGGAGAGGTATAAATACTATTTTCTAATTCCTCTAGCTTATCCCCCAGCTCAATATTCTTTTGCTTAAAATAATCTTCATCAATATGCATCCCGTTTTCCGTAATATTTCCCAGGGCCAGAACGCCAGCAAGGAAAAAATCATATTGCTCCGTTAAGCGCCTATCCTTAAGCCATCCTATTTGATCCATAGTCAGCCGGTAGCCGAACATAGAATCCAGAGCGTTGTAATGCAGTAGCCGTTTAAGTGGTGCCAGATGTATATTATTCAGTCGATTATCTGATTTTGGGTCTTCGCCATCTTTGGTTTTAGTTAAATATGGTTCCATTTCGGCATCATACCCGGCAACGCCATAATTGATATACGTTTGAAACTTTAACCCGGCAATATGCGTCCGGTTATCAAGTACATGGACCGCTAACATAGAATCAAAAGCATTGTTTTCCTGTTCGTACCCTAGTACGTGCCGGGTCCATTTCTGTTCAAACCCAATATTGTGTGCTGTTTTCTTTATGCTGGGATTAGCTAGAACCTGCTGTAGTAGCTTATGAAAGCTATCATTATCAAATAATGGAAAAGATGTTGCTTCATATGCGCTAGTAGCGAACGATACGGAATAAAGCTCTTGCTCTTCCCGGTATGGTTTTAGCCCGGTTCCTTCGTAGTCAAAGGACATCCAACCCGAAATAAAAAATTCAATGTGCCATTTCAAAAAATCAATAGCCTCTTTAACGTCCGTGATAACGTTAATAGTCTCATAGTGGGTTACAAATTCCTTATTATGTTCTAGAGCGTGCAGCAGAGCATCACTAAAAGCGTATTCTACCGCCTCGTTTTTATGCGTCCGTACAAACTCAATATCAAACAAAGGAAACACCCACGCTTTATAATCCTGATCGGGTATAGCGTGCCCAACCCACCGCGCCATCTCTCCTACATCGGACATCCGGTCGCCAACAAAGGATTTTAAAGCCGTGTGTCCGAAGATCAATATCTTTTCGGGCTTAAGCTCCTGGACTTGCTTTTGCCACTGCTGACGGCAGCAATTGATTACTTTGTTTGACGGCTCTATTTCTTTGCCTTTTTTATCTAACGGCAATTTGCATTGTACTACAGAAATACACCAACAATCAGTTTCGTAAATATCATTATACTCTAATTGCGTGAATAACCAATTGCTATCAGTATTAGATAATACTTTATCTGTTAATATTATTATTTTTTTTAATCCCGGACCTGTAGATATTATCTGCGTGGACTTATCCAGCGGGCAGGTACGGCAGTTCTGTACGGCTTTAGGCTTTATGACCTCAACTTTTTCGATCTCAAAGAATGGCATGGCTAATCCGCCATTAAGGAAATAGCATGCTTGAAATTATCTCCAGAGAATAAAAATGATTTTTCCCCGACAATAACAGTATGCAAATGCTTTAGAATATCCATAAAATGATCCGGGTGGATTTTAAGTACTACTGGTTCCCAGTCCCATTTTATTTTTATAGATTCTTCTACACACCCGGCGGTTCCTTTACTTTTACAAATCAGTTTATTTTTTTGGAAATCCAATTCAATAAATTTATCATGGTCGAATTCTGTAGATACAAACACACCAGTCCTATCTATGGTGTCTATCAGGTCTTTTGGTAGTGCTACTTTTTCCCCTTCGACCGAAAATAAAGGAGAAACATCCGGGTAATCCACTTGCATGGTCCGACAACTGAAAATAGTACCGGCCTCATTAGTGAAGTGGATCCAGGATTTATCAATAGCATACTCCACAGGGTTGTACCGGATAAGTACCCGGGCAGAACTACCGGCCAAAAAGAATTTCTTTTTAATCTTACTGTCCAGCTTGTATTCAGTTACTCTGTAATTATCACAGGATAAAACGGCATCCTTACTTATATTCAGGCAGGTAAGCGCCGGGCGTGTCATGTCATTGCTGATAGAAAATAAGCTGAATTTTATAGCCTGATTAAAATTGGAAGGCAATTCTATCCAATCCTCTGGGAGGTCGATGACCGGAATTTTTATTTCCTTTTCGATCGCAATTGATGCTTTTGTTTTGCCGGATTTAATGACCAGTTGGTTGTCTTTTATTACACAATCAAGTTCTGGTTCTTTTAACTTTTCGAGCAATCTATAAAAAGCATTTGCGGCTATGGCTATCCCGTCGAGCCCTGTTTCTAGTTGGTGGCTGATTGTGATCTGATCGTTGTAGGTATATATTTCTCCAGCTTCAAAAATAAAATGAGTGGCCTGCTCTACCATTTCGTTGTTAGCCAAGCCGGGTTTGATCAATGATAATGTATCAAGAAGTTCTTGTCTGTTTATTTTCATAATCCAAATCCGTTAGACTTAGGTTTAAATACCGTTGTTTTTTTATTTTTTATAAGTTTTTCAAAGTAAATAACGCTTGTAGCTACTCTTTTTGCGGTGCCGGTTGAAGTAGCTTCTTGGGCCTCTTCTAAGGGAAAAGGCATATTTAAAGTAGCAAACCATTCATCTACATTACCTGTAGCTATTGGCGTTTTCCATCTTAAATCTTTTGGATTTACATTAGGATTTATTTTTAACCACCCCCAAGGGGTTGCGATACCGCCAAATCTAGCTTGCATGTGTGCAGAAGAAGAGTCTACACTTTTCCAGGGATATCTCAAAATAATATCTATATCTTGAATGCCAAAACCGTGAAATTGCCCGTTTGGATACATATTAAACACTTTATCTAGCCAAATAGCTCTTTCCTGCTTGGGCCTAAAAGCAATTCCCCCCAAAGCTACATAAGGAAATTCCATGTACTCTTCGAGTAGTTCAAAAGGCTCCCCTATATGAAAACAAGGTATCGATTCAACTCCGGCTTTAACCATCTTTTGAAAATTATTTTTTGTTTTTTTAAAGGAGCCAATATCATCCAGGGCCGCAACCACTTCAGGATAGTTTTCAAGTCCTTTTAAAAAACGAATATAATCCACAACTTGTATTGTAATGTTTTGTCGGAAAGCGGAAAAAGCCCCACTATCTAAAAAAAGAGAATCGCAATAAATAGGTTTTTTTAATTTCTTAAGTTTGTAGTACGATATTAGAACACCTATTTTTAAATTTTCTGGAAGATAGGAGGCGAATTCTTTTTCTTTAACACTAGCCAGATTTGAATAGTAAATTTTCATCTGATTAACCGCATTAATTCATTTCTAACATCCAGCTTATCAAGAAAAACACCTTTTAACGAACTCGTAACCATAGTAGAATTTTGTTTCTGAATCCCCCTGGCCATCATACATAAATGGGTTGCTTCAATAATACAGGCTGCTCCTTTTGGTTGTAAATATTCCATTAAAGCACCGGTTACTTGCTCCCCGATACGTTCCTGAATTTGCGCTCTACGGGCAAAGATTTCCAGCAGCCGTGCAAGTTTGGAAACACCAATGACTTTTCCATCTGGGATATAGGCGATATGCACTTTACCAAAAAACGGCAGCAGGTGGTGCTCGCACATGGAATACATTTCAATATCTTTCAAAACAACCATTTCATCACACGCACCATCTTTAAACGTGGTCATGATATCCTTCGGGTCTTTATCGTACCCAGCATACAATTCTTTCCAGGATTTAACGACCCGTTCCGGTGTTTTTAGTAACCCTTCCCGTTTCGGGTTTTCCCCGATGTATAGAAGTTGCTGAATAACAGCTTCTTTTGCGTGGCATTTACTTTTCATTTAACCTCTTAATTAAAGGATCTATTTTTCCGGCTTCTTCAAATCCTTTTTCACGTAAAACACACGCCGGACACTTTCCACAGGGAAGTTGGGTGCCTTCATAGCATGTATGGGAATATGCTAAAGCATCAAAACAGCCCGGTAATTTGTTAGCCGTCTGGATGGTTTCTGCCTTTGTTAATCGCATCAAAGGTGTGTGGATGATAAATGAATTTTCACCTTCACCATCAAACATACCTAGGTTTAACGTGGTTTGTAGGCTCTTAATCGTGTCATCCCTACAATCTGGATAACCGGAATAGTCTGTTTGACAAACCCCGGTAACGATATGTTTTATCCCGTGCTTAAAGGCAACCATAGCCGCCACAGTAAGTAGGATAATATTTCTCCCGGGAACAAAAGATGAGGGCAGCCCCCCGGACCTATGGGGAACAGAAATATTACCGGCATGCAGCAATGCAGAATCGGCAATTGGCTGAAACAAGGATTCCAGGTTTATCACTGTCCGTTGTACACCAGCCAGACCACAAATAAATTCGGCCGCTTTTATTTCAGCGGAATGCCTTTGCCCATACTGGATAGATAAGGTACGGACCTCCTTGAACTTTTCTTTTGCCCAATACAGACAAGTGGTGGAGTCCTGCCCCCCAGAGAACAGGACCAATGCTTTTTTGTTACTCACAGTAAAAATCCCCTTTTTCATTTTTAACGATGGCCATTCCTTTTTCTTTTGCCATCCGTTTTGGAAGCTGGGCTTGAATTGTTTTCCCCATACTCTCAGAGGATCGGTCTGGAAAGGCTTTTTCCAATTCAACCAACAAATCCACTTTAGAAACAGGTTTCTTTTTTGTTGCCTTGGAAACCAGAGTTTGAATTGTAGCAATAACACCAGGGCCTTTTTTCTTGACGGCTGGTTTGTCTTTATCCTTGGCTTTTGCCGGTACTTTCTTTTTCTTTGTTATCGGATCAGATCTTTCCGGCTCGTGCCACTTTACGTTGATAGCATTAGCGGTGAAGAATACCAGCGTTTCCGGTTTAAACAACTCAGGAGTATCATCAGGCGTGATCATCTTCCCATTCTCTTCGTACGGTGCGTTGATCTCATTTGCCATTTTTTGGATCTCAGCGACCGCTTTTTTGTCGGTCATTTTCTTAAACTTTTGGATTGCTGGTTTTTCATACCCCAGTACATCAATCACATCCTCAGCAGCGGCCAGGATCAACGCTTTTTCATCCACTTCTTTTTCCGGTGGGGTTTCTGCCGGTGGGTCTTCGTTAACCTTACAATCCAGCTCATCTAGCGCATCCAGCGTAGCATCTTCCAGGGTAGAAAAATCGAACCCGGTTAACACTTTTACTCTGGCTTTGATTGCTTCTTTGAGGGCCTCACCTTTAACCGCTACAACTTTGATGGGCATGCATTCTGATTTTTTAACAAGGTCTTTTGCTGCTTTGATAAAATCCTTGTGAACTAACATGTTTTCTCCGTTTGGTTTTTGATTAATTATCTTACACTACTATTATACGCATTTTCGATAGTAAACCTGAATTTATTTTAATAAATTTATGCTTTCCTTTTCCTCCTGGTAGATAACTTTATGTAATTGCAGGTTAATTCCAATATGATAAAGCCGATCTTTTTTTAAGTTCTCTATCAAATCCCTGGGATCTACTTTACCATAAATCGGCGCCAAGTAAATATTGGCATCTGTTTTATTTTCTGAAATTAACTGCTTGGCTTGAATGTAATCCTCAACACTTCCAATAACGATTTTGATATAATCATCTTTTGTCAACAGGTGCCAGGGCACAACCATTTTATCCGTACATTGTAATTTATAATCCATCACAATACTACAATTTCGGCTTGCACCACCCGGAAAATCCGGTATTATAGTCCCGTTGGTTTCTACGGATACCCTATAATATTGAGTTAATAAAGCATCTATCAACTTACCCATCCCCTTTTGCAAAAACGGTTCCCCACCTGTAATAGTTACTTTAGAAATTCCTGGTGGTATAGCTGCGATTATTTTGGTTATGGAATATTTCTTGCCGGCTTTTGTGGACTGGGCATATTCTGTATCACAATAATCGCATTGCAGATTACAGCCGGCAGTTCTGATAAAACAAGTAAAACCACCCTGTCCCCATTTATTAACCTCCCCATCTACACTAATAAACATCTCATTTATCATCATTGGTCCACTCCACGTAGCCGTTATCAGATTCCCATAATTTTAATTTATGAATGTTTAAAAGATGCACCAACATATCACCCATCCATTCCAACATATTTTCGCAGGTTGGATCGAAATCAAAAATATCATTAAGGTAATTGTGATCCAATTTATCAATGATGTGCTCGTTTACAGCAGTTTTCAAATCATAAAAATCAATAACCATTCCCTTGGAGGAGCCTTCTTTTTTTAAATCCCCTTTTACAGTCACCTCCAGTTTATAATTATGTCCGTGTAGATTTTGACATTTTCCATCATGGTTTGGTAAATAATGGGCTGCCGCAAAAGTAAAAATTTTAGTGCATGTTATCATCTCACCTCCTAGATCTATGTTTTGGCCCGGTATCTTCTTGGGTTTCCTCTGTTTTAAAATCATCAACATAGCCATCTAAAAACGCATTTCCGATAGCTAGCTGCTGTAGAACTACAATATCCCTGCCGCTGACTTTATCATCCCGCTCAAACAGCATAGACCAACGCATTATCCCCTGTTCGTATTCCTCCTTTGTTTGATTAAGGGCAATCATTCTGTCTACGTGACTAGATTTCCGCTTGTCCTCTGACGGGCTACCCTTGTTTATTTTCTTGTCGTAGCTTTCTTTATTTGTTTGTGTGGCGCTGGCTACCCCCGCGTTAAATTCCTGGGCTAGTTTCTTATGGTTTCCCCAGATATCATCCAGCCCGTTCCGGTAATCAAGTTTTGGGTTATCCGGGATCATCAGGTCAGCATAGTCAGTAATAATTAGATCGGGAATAAAACCCTCATATTTCTGCCATAGCAATAACTGATTAGAGATATCCCGGCAGGATTTAGTTTTCTGGGGCCAGGACTGCACCTTTAAATTCCCTCTGGTGTATGTCTTGAGGGCTTTTATTTTCTTGGCAACTATCGCAGGATTCAGCACCGGTTTTTTATTTGTGCGGTGACTGATAGCCCGGACAAAACTCTTTCGGCCCTTACGTGTTGCCCCCTCGCATATCCGGCAAATACTGTAATCTTTACCAATCAGCATTTTACCATCGTTGTATATCGCTTTACCCTGGCCCGTCCGTTTATCGCAGTCCCCGCGCTGGTTATAGTGACAATCAAAATACGGGATCAGACAATCCTTATGCTTCTCCTTCGCCGGGGAACCAGTAACACACTGCACCAGTCTAATCCACAGCTTTTTTCTCATCTCAAAACTAAAGATTGCCACGTTATACCCTCGGAAAAGAGCTTGCAACGCTATCTCAGAGAGCGCAAACGACTTCCCCCGTTTTTCTGGTGCCGCGAAGGCCACGAAGTCCCCACGGCAAAGCGGAGGAATAACCGCACCGGCTGCCCCCTTGAACTTAAACAGTTGGTCATTATCATCTGGGGAGAAAAACCCTGCTATTTCATCCACATCATTAAACAGATCCAGCCCGGACCCGGTGGGTGTTTCTAGCTGATTAAACCCGGCGATTAATATCTCTGCCGCTTTCGTATCGTTGTTGTTGATGCTGACCTGGAGCTGTTCCCGTAGGTCCAGCACATTTCGCTTTTGGAAATACTCCTCTGCCTGTTTAAGTATGTACCGCCAGTTAAACACCTCTGTGCGGTCGTATTCGGTCGATAACAGGGATAAAAACTTTTCAATAGCTTCGCATAGGGTATCATCTAAACGTTCACTTTTGCCCTTGTAAACGGCCTCTATCGTCTTGTTTGGTGCCTCGGTGTATGTTTCGTAGTAATCCCAGCACCAACCAGCAATTATTTTAGCGTATGGGATCTGAAACAGATCATTCCGGTACAGGTACTCAAAGCCCTGTAGGAAATCGGTGGAAACTATCATAGCCGTGATGATAGACTTCTCCACGTATGAGTCTAACTTTTTAATTTTCATTTATTTAGGTTCTGGTGGGATTATCTTAACCCATACAGGAAATATTTTCCTTTCTCCGCCGTAACCATCTTGACGTAATAAATGCAAAACAGATTCGGCTTGTTCGTATGTATCATGATAATCTATTGATTCTGGATTGCCAAATATATCAGAAATACCAGAATGGTCGGGCCATCTAGCTTTTGACATGAATTGTTCAGACATAATAACCTCTATTGATGAGCCGCGTTAACTGCTGGCCGGTAATGCACAATATTAGCACCCGGTGGTGTGGGTTCTGCCCGTAGTCGTTTGATTCTACCACCAGCGGATAAAAACGCCACAACCGCTTCCCTAACGTATTTGTGAGTGATCGCGCATGGTTTACATTTCATAATTCCTCTTGTTTAGCGTTGGGTACTTATGAACAAAATCACCGTGAATAGCTTCTTCCAGCCATTTGATAAACTTCCACCATTGATTATTTTGAGGTCCGATATGATAATGACTGATGCCTTGATGATAATTATCATTAAGCCATTCAACGTAGACATTAAAAAACTTATCTTCTGATTCAATTTGTCTATAAACGTTGGCAGACACATCAGCCATAGGATTAAGATACATCCATTTAAAATATTCCTCAATTCCTAGCAATCCCTTTTTTAGTATCCCAAACGGGTGATTGTCGTTTTCAATTGATTTATCAAATATCTTTTCCTCGTACAGTTTATCCAGCCAATGCCCGTAGACCTCTATTGTTTTGTACGCTAAAGGTTTGGTATCAGTGTACATGTATTTTAGGAGGTAGCTGATTTTAGCTATAGGATGATAGATCAGGGCATCAAAGCTCATTTTAGAAATTGAGGTCTTATCCTCCGGCAGATTATTGAGCTTGTACATTTCGGCCATTTCATCCAGCCCGGACAACAGTTCTTCTCTGGTGAATTTACGTGAGGTTTCTTTTTTAGATATTTTGCACTGATCGAGGAATTTAGGATCTAGATCACAATGAGCACCGAACTTACCTTTTAATAGTAAGTTGGTTAACATTGCAATTTTAGAATGTATTTTAGATCCTTCTTTAGGATGGTGTTGGTTTTTAGGTATTTGTTCTTTTAGTCTCCATTCCTCTAGTAAAAAAAGCAAGTCAGGATTGATGGAGGGTGCAACCCTCTTAGTATCTTTAGATACTCTAATACTATTAACTATACTATTAACCGATACTATAGGTTTTTTACCCCCCGATACTATAGGTTTAGGGGGGTCTATTACAGTACTGTTATCTAATACTTTTTGTTGTAATGCTCCCCGAATAGGTATTAAATTAGAGTGTTTATCTTCATAATCAGGGCAGATTCTTATCTGTCTTTTAGTTTCAAATTTAATTTTTCCATTAGAGTCTGTAATTTTTCTTTTGATATTATTACGTTCTATGTACCCCTCTGCTTCTAGTAGGCTTAAGCATTTTTGGATATAAACGTCTGAAGGATCGCCCCGCATAAACCGTTTAAAATAAGCGTTTGGCACTTCGCACTTGCCTGTCCCTTTGGTCACGCCCTTAATAGTTGAAAATATACCTATTGCGGCGTACGGTAGGTGTTCGTTTAAAAAGACACAAGACGGGATGATGTAAAAATTCAGGTATTCTATGACGTGACCTGACATTTTGAAGCCTCCTGTTTAGGATTATGCGGGATAAGATGTGTGGAAAGAGAAACAGGCAATTTCCAACTCAATCCGGCAGCTAACCGGCACATCTTATTTTGAGACAATTTAATACTACCTCTATTTTACCTAAAAAATAAAGTAAAAGTTTATTTACCTGTTTTTATTTAACTAATTTCATAATTTTAGCTGCTTCCATATCCGAAAGCTCAGCCGGGTCATCCGCTCCGATATCGACAATTTCTTCCACCGCAACACCTAAAGCGATAAGCCGATTCCCCAGCGAATCCGCTTTGCCCTCCGTGTCTTGATCATCAAAGGTAATATACACCCGCGCTAACCGCTCAGCTAGTAGCAAGCATTGTTCGTTAGTCACCTCAGTTCCAAACGTACTAACAGCCCCGTACCCTAACCGCCAGGCATCAAACACCCCTTCAACAATAATAGCCTTACCGTTTACCACATGATCCAGCCCGTAAATAACGTGCTTATGATGGATTACCTCTTTTTCTACCGGGCAGGCTTTGTATCTCAAAGAGGCTTTGTTCGTGATATCCCGGCCCTGATAGGAAACCAACCGCCCTTTGTGATAAATAGGAACAATAATTCTAAACTTGTATGGACCTATCGGACCGGTCCCCCGTACTCCCCAGAGTTCCACTATTTTAGCAGGATCAAAGTTACGTGACCATAGATATTTTTTATGGGCATGCGCTAGGTCGTGGCAATTAACCGGCCATATGATCTCGGAGGCCAACGCTTTTTTCTTCTCCGTTGGTTTATGGTCTGACCCTGTCCGGTATTGTGCTAGTAGGTCTTGTGCCTCATGCCAGTTAATGCCCAGCAGGCTAGCGATCACGTCACTGTTCCGGTGTCCTCCACACTTCCAGCAATTATAATACCCACCAGATATATTAAATCCCCCATGAAATTTTGGATCATCGCAAAACGGGCAATTAATATTTATCCAGCCCGGTTGCCAGTCTGCCCCGCTTGTTGAGGTCGGTATGTTGTAATCCCTCAGTAATTGTTCAATTCCCATGGTTAGCTCCGTTTCATAATAAATTGCATTACTAACAATAACAGAGCAGATTTTTCTGCCGGACTCGCCCTAAAATATGCTTCTTGTAACGGTTTTAGTTGTTCTTTCCATATGTTTATTCCTGTTTCTTTTTTTATTTTATTTTTAGTTCTGATACATTCTTTAGCTGCGTCATGTTGCATTTGCCATTCCGCGACTTCTGTTTTATCTGGATGGATGCCTTTGTATTCTTGGTGTAAATTTAAAACGGCAAGTGTATTATTCTTATCGGTGTACTGCACTGAATAGATTGTGCCGGGCCTTCCTGAGAATAGTGCTTTTTTAAAATACATGGTATTACCGGAAATATCACTAATGTATTTATGGTCTCCGTGTTCGTTTTTCCCGATAAATGTTAACAGCATTGTTTTATTTGTCACCGGTGTATCCGCCATATCTACCCCCAATTAAAAGTATTTTTGATTTCCTGATAAGCCGCGTTGATCTTGTTGTAGCTCCACCCCCGCTTACGATAGAATTTAGTAACATTGCTACGATACAGATGCATTTTCCCCTGCCTGCCGCTAGTCATATCCCGTACTAGCTCAATCATCTCACGGGGAGTATTTAGCACCACTTCCACCACTTCCCGCGCCTCCGTACTCAGATTATGCACCAGCTCTTTAAATACTAGAGCCTGTTCCGGGTTGTCCCCCTTCCCCGGCAACCACTCATCCAGTTCATCCTCTACCACTTTTTTCTTACAAACAAAATGGCTAAGCCGTCCATTGACCGTGATGTACAAATGAGTGGGAAACCCGGCTTTAGTCAGATCATAAGTCTCAACCGCGCGAAGAAAGCCCAGGTTAGCCTCAGACAATAATTCATCGAAGCTGAACGGGCTTTTCTTAACCCAGGTATGCACTAATGAGTATATGCATTTTTTGTACTGTTCGTAGTCGTCTGCTGTTGGCTTCATTTGTTAAGCTCCAGTTTTAAATATGGGTAGTTCCCGTAGTTGCTCAGATTATTATAGCAATGCGTAATACACACAATTTTTAAGCTTTTCTGTCCGCATAAAGATAAAATTCTATCGCCTTCTATTGGTCTGCAACTAATTTCTGTGGGCCAGTGGTGCGATTTATAATTATCCAAATTAGTTCTACAAGTAACTTTAATCATCTTTATCCTTTTAAAGTGGTTTAAAGGGGGTTAAACGTAAAAGTAAAAGTTTTTAATACCCTACTATCTCCTAGAACGTTTTGGGCTTTTAAGGCTATTTAATAGCTCTGAGAGCATACTACTGGTTTCTGTCTCCTTTCCATCAACTACAGCGTCAAGCACTTCCCTTTTTGCGTCGATCATATCAAAAAGCTGTTCCTCAATGGTATCGGTAGCAATCAGGTAATAGGAAAAACAACGGTCTGATTCCTGACCAAACCGCAATACCCGCCCCTCTAGCTGATCGTGGATAGTGGGGTCCCAGCGAAATTCAATCGTACAAGTAGTATCCGCCGCGTACAGGTCAATCCCTTCACTAGCCGCCTCTATGTTAAGTACGGCCAAATGGATATTAGGATCATTCTGGAACTGCTGTGCTAGCACATCCTTTTTGACTGAGCCTAACCCGCCTATAATCTGGATAGCTTCGTCTTTAAAAGCGTTGTATATGATATCAGCTATTTTAGTATGGTAACAAGCAACAACCAGTTTTTTACCGGATTCTAGGTAATCATCGATCCAGTTTAAGCATTGCTCTATTTTACCATCAACAGCCAGCTGTTTAAGTTTCTCGATCATTTTAAACTGATGCCCTTTAGGGGCTTCCCCGCTGTCTATGACCTCGTTAAACTCACCCACCGCTTTCTCGTATTCCCGGCGGTTACTAAGCTCAAAGGGCACGACTATCCGTTGATTTTTCGGTAGTTCCGGCAGTACGTCTTCTTTCATTCTCCGGATCATAATCTTGGAAACTTTTTCGTGCAGTTCCTCAGTATTAGAAGATCCGTTAAAATCCCAACCGAACCCGTTATGTTTTGCCCCACAGTATTTCTGTTGGTATTGCCATTGATTTGGAAACTGGTAAGGGGCCAGCATGTTAAGGATATTAAAAAAATCCCGTGGTCTGTTTTTAATAGGAGTACCGGATAGCCCTATTTTAGAATCTGTGTTTTTTGCCAAAGCTTTAAAAGCAACAGTCCGGCCCGCTTTGCTGTTGTTAATCTTGTGGATCTCATCACCTACAATCGCTTTAAACTTAGTACCGGCTAGGTCTTCGCGCGGGAAAAATACCTTTCTGGATTTTTTAACTTTACCCTTACCGGTCATCTCGATCTTTTCCAGCTGCAATTTGATTTGAGCGGGCGTGTACGGGATCATTTTTGAGTAATGGATAATGTCATAATTAGCAATGACGATAGTACCGGTAATTTTAACCGGTGTGTTCCCTTCGATTACTTGCACCTGTTCGCCGGGCATCCATTTCCGTATCTCCCTAGCCCATTTAATTTTGACTGATGCTGGTGGGATAATTAGCACCGGTCTAAGCTCAGGATGATAAGCTAGATAACCCATAGCCTCAATAGTTTTACCGATGCCCATGTCATCACCGATCAGGCAGCATCCGTTATTAGCCTCAGCAAATTCTACAGCTTCCAGTTGATACCGGCGGGGGATTAAATTATAATTATTACCAAACCCAGGAATACTATCAATCACCACCTCAGCCTGTGCGCCTAGCTTATCCCATTGTGTCTGCACTTTTTTATCAAAAGTAAACCCCCAGGATTCGAGCCGCTCAAAATTCTCATGCGAAGGGGGAGCAGTCCAGTACACCATTCCCCCACCGTTAAACTTACGGCCGGACAGGGACTTAACTAGATTCAAATTCTGCTGAAAACCAGATCCGTGGAAGGTAATCTTCAGCAGGTCTTTAAGCATTTCAACTTTTTTCATAGCAGCCCCTCTTCTTTCAGTGCCATAGCCTCAGCCCACTCCTGGCCACCCTCTCCCAGTCCATCCGGTTCCACCTGGTATTCCTCCCGGCAGTCATCAGATGTGCACCGGACCGTAATAGAGATATCATCAACATCAACAATTCGTACCCGGCCACCGCAAGCAGTGCAGATTCGAGACATGGAGAACTCCACTTTTGGTGTTTTGTACGCAATATTCCGCAGGCTAAGCACCTGACCGTTGTTAAGCGCCTCAGCAAAGGCATCCGGGTTATTAACTAGACATGCTAGTGTTAGCCGTGCGTCATCGTTATAGACTGTTTCCTTTGTCTGAAATTTTGTAGTTCCTTTGTCCACCCTGATCCGTTTCATAACATCCCCTATTTAGCAATTTTCAGTTTAGGAAAAGACCATGCTTTTTTAGCCAGGAACCGCCCTGTTTTCTTATCCCGTTTAGCCTGTTTCTTTTTGGACTTAAAGTTTTCCCGCCAGAGTACGCCGAGGATATGTGCCAGTACCAGGTTAGCGGATTGCACGCTGAACCGTAGGAGGGCGGTAAACAGGATACTAACCCAAATCATCCAGCTATTCCGGTTCTCTTTCTGCATTTCGGCCGTCACCGTCTTAACTAGTTCCCGGTGATACTTTGCTTGAATAGCGGTGTTAGTTCGCTGCCCACTAAGGAGTAAGATGCTGGCCTTACTCTGCGTGTTTTCTTCCAGTAAAAACGATACTAGCCGATCACTGTTGTTGGTGGTGCTCAGCTCTGTTAGTAATGGCCCGATAATTTTGAGACTTGCCCCGGCAATCATTACGACAAATAAGCAGGCCATTAACGATTTAACGATAATGTTTAGTACCGGACGTTTCACAAAATAAATCGTAGAGAATACCACCAAAAACATTTCCACCAGAGCGGCAGACCAGAAGCCTGTGGCCGTATCTCCAGCGTAGAAAGCAAGCGCGTAGTAATCACCGGACTCTAGGATCATAAACGCAGAGGCCAGGGCAATCATGGGGATAATAGAGATGGTTAGGACTTTTTTCATTTTTCAGCTCCCTTTGTGGGTTTTATGAAAAGGTACGTTAGTAAGTAGGTTCTCTCTTAATCTTTTCCCGGATGGCTTCTTCCACCCATTCGGTGATAGATAGCTTTGGGCCAGCTCTGGTCATGACTATTTTTTTAAGTAACCGCCAGAGGATAAATTCAATACGAATATCAACTTTCATTTTCGGCCTCGTTTAGTTGTTTTTCAACTTCTTTTTTACCCGCTTGCCGGGCTTTCTTTTTATTTTTACCGGCAGGACAGCATTCAGAGCACCCGGCGTGATTGTGTGAGGCTACTTTTCCGTTGCTCCGTGTTTTAACTTTTCCGTATGCAATCATTTTCTACCCATTTTAATACGGCAGTTAGCATGATATACAGCTAATGCAATAGTTTTGTTAGGCACGGTTACTGTATCCGCAAAGGGCAATGATTCGAAATCGTTTGGTTTGACCGCAGATGCTTGAGGCATATCACCCGTGTACCAGCAGTAAAATAGCATATGTTCTGTTAGGCATGTTTTCATTTTGTTCCTTTAATAAGTTCCTGGTCCAAAAAAGATAAGCATAAAAGAAGCGTAAACAAACCAAATTACTAAAGCTACCGCTGGTATGGCTATAAAACCAAAAACAAAAGCAGCAGCGATCTCTTGCAAGTCACAGTAGCGTTTTTTGGCTATTACGGCACTGACAATTCCTACTAACCAGCAAAGCGCGATTAAAATACGTATGATAGTGAGTACTTCCATCTGATTACCTGTATTTAGACATTTTGGAACCGTTAATCTTGCGTTGGAAAACGTACATGACTGCCTGATCGCCTTTAGTATAGATCCGGGCGAAGCTAGTCATCTTACTCGGACGGGCACTAAACCCTTTGGACTTCATCCGTCTGTTTATGCACTTAGTGCTCAGGTTCGTGATTATCTGTTTCATGGCCTGCCTTTTGGTTACCAACGGTTCAATAGATAATATTCAAAATAGGCTATACGTTTGATATTTTTTTGTTTGATTGCTTTTTTATACTGTCGTTTTGCTTTAGCAGTTCTTTTGTTTTTATTCATCATCATTTTGTTTCCTTTTTGTTAGGGTTAATTACTACCAGGAAACCCACTCAGTAAGTGGATAACCCGCTAGAAATTAAACGTGACGTAAAAGAGTTTTAACGGTTTTACAACCAAACTTTTCTGCTACAGCCGTAACATATTTCCGGCTTCGGCACGCAATCATTTCAGTGAATGGCCATGCGGCAGAGGGAGTACGTACATTAATCAAATCATCATTTTCAGCGTAGAACCTATGTTGTTTATCAAATGTCCCGGATGGGTGGATTTTTCGATCTTGCAGCATTCTGAAAACCAATTGAATTGCGTTTTTTGTTGTTTTAGTCATTTTGTTCCTTTTTATTAGAGTTTTAATTAGTTGCTGTATAGGGTATATACTACCAGAATCGTACCAAACTAATTAAAAGATGATAAATAATTCAAAAACGCTAGCAAACCAGGGTAAACACTAGGATAAAAATAAATAAAAGTTATTACCAACCGTAAAAGAGCAAACCAACCAAATCACTAAAACCTACGATTTCGTCGGGTGCTATTCTACTGCTAACTAACCAAATCCGTACAAACCAGGGCAAACAAAGGGTTTAAACCCACCTACCATTTCGTCGGACCTAAAGTACTAAATCCTACGATTTGGTCGGGTTTTTCAGCATCATGGTTGTGCAACACACAGCGCACCGCATTCTATATCGGGTAACGGCACAGACCTGCCGGATGTTGGATCTAATTCATCCAAAAACACCCGCTTTCGTTTTCCGTCCCCAGCGTAGCTCTTGCAGATTGCAACGTTCATTTTTCGCTCTTGCCTTGCCATTTTTTCAAAGTACTCAGGAAAATCAATACGTATTTTATTCCAGTACCCCTGCCCCCCCTTCACACAGCCAATACAATTATTGTTGTTGTATCCGAGTTTATACATTTTTGGGAGTTCAATATTCGCCTCTTGGAGGATTCTGTAACAATCTTTTTTAGTGATTTCATTATAGTATAGAATCCAATCCAAATAAATAACAGGGTTTGTTTTTTCAAATGTATCGATCCGTTTTTCTTCGTCGGATGTGAGTCCAAAAATATGGATATCGCCGGGTTTTTGATAAGCCAGCCTAACGTTTTTTTTCAACTCCGTCGTGCATCTCGCACCGCCAACACCGACAAGCCATCCCGTTTTATCAAACACGTCGTAAATATCTTGGTACTTGTCCGATTTCAAGATTGTTATCTTTTTGCCTATCCATTTTTCAACATCAGATAAAAACCTCGTATTGTCAGGATGTTCATACTTGAGAGTATCACAATATAAAACCTCGCATTCTGGGTACTCCTCGACTGCCATTTTTGCAGCCACGGCGGAAGCAGCCCCGCAAGAAAACCAAACTAGGGTTCTTTGTTTATTGCTGTCGTTCATGATCCACAATCTCCTATAAGAGGTTAATACCTAAATCGTTACTTAAACCGTACCATAAAACTAAGTAAGTAATTTACCCTATAGTAGAACTATAAAACTAAGAAAGTAAAGAAAAAAAGGAAAACGAAGAAAAAAAGCAGGTAGTAATACAATAAATCCTTATACCTAGTGGGTTTGAGCTATATCAGTTAAAAATAGGTTATTTAGGAGTATACTTTCGTAAAAAAATTTAGGTAAACTTATAGCAAATAGACATAAACAGTTAATAACGGGGCGTATACCAGACTATCTTAATACTACAGGCCCTGATCGGCAAAAGGTAAGAGGATAGATGAAATACGTAAGGAATAGCGGAAGGAAGCAGGATAAGCTAACCCAGGCAGAACAGAATACAGTAACTAAACAACTAGCAGGTGATATTCGTTGGCTGGAGGATTTGGCTAGTACAGATCAGTTTAGTTCCGAATGGGTTCACAAGGTAGCGGTAGAGTTGTTGTTCCAGTGTATGGGTAAAAAGGAAATAGTAGTAAGCAACGGGCAAGAATCTAAACTGGTAAGGATATTTAAAGAGAAGCCAGCACTTGAAGCCCTGGGGATGATTGCTAAAATGAACGGGCACTTATTTGATACTGTTAAGGGCCAGATACATAAAACATCGGATGAGAAAGTAACACACACTATAGAGCTAACGCCGGATGCCAACAGAACAGCCCAGGTCTTTGACATCCTGGAAGGGTGTGGTGCTCTCAAACCCGGAATTAAACAACTTAGTGATTCCGAAGTGGAACAAATACATCCCGCATAAACCGTATCCTAAGCAGCAGGCTTTTTTATGGTTAGGTAACCGGGATGTATTTTATGGGGGAGCTGCCGGGGGTGGTAAGAGTGATGCTTTACTGATGGCAGCTCTACAGTATGTTGATATTCCCGGTTACAATGCGGTGTTATTCCGGGATACGTACGCAAACCTATCTAAATCAGAGGGTTTACTAGATAGGGCACATGAATGGTTGCAAAATACAGATGCCGCATGGAATGCAGAAAAGAAGTTTTATCGTTTTCCATCGGGTGCTAGAGTTTGGTTTAGTTATTTAGATGGCCCTCTAGATCATTTTAATCACCAGGGTGCGGCGTATCAGTTTGTTGGTGTTGATGAAGTTGTTAACGTAAGAGAAAACCAGGCTATTTACGTGGGGTTCTCCCGGTGTAGAAAGCTAACAGCAGAGATATACCGAAAGAACCTAGCACGAACAACTGATTATAGTAAAGAGGAAATACAATACTATTACGAACAATACACACAAATACCGCTAAGGTTTAGAGCAGCAAGTAATCCACCTACAGCGGAACAGCTTGCTAAGGGTTCCTGGGTAAAAAAACGGTATGTGGATGAAGATACTAGGGGTGATCGGATATTTATACCCGCTGGAATTGATGATAACCCGGCGCTAGATAAAGATGAATATGTTAAATCACTAATGCATCTGGACCCGGTAACACGGGCGCAGCTGTTAAAAGGCGACTGGTTAATAAGGGTTAAAGGACGAATGTTTGACCGGTCTTGGTTCCATATCATCGATCAAGCGCCGCTAGACGGTAGGAAAGTACGGTTTTGGGACCCGGCACATACAGAACCTAGCACCAAAAAAAATAAAGCAGGCACTACCGACCCTGATTGGTTTTGTGGTTGTAAACAGTCAATGAGTGAAAACGGGTTAGTATACATAGAGAATATGAGGCGATGGCGTAAGACCCCGCTATCCTCTAAACAAGCAGTACAGGCACAAGCCAAGTTAGACGGTAGACAAACAGAGATAGTCATTGAGCGGGAACCGGCGGCAGGTACTAACCTCATAGACGACTATATCAGGCTGTTAGCAGGGTTTGTTTGTAAAGGGTATACTAGCCCTAAAGGATATAAGAATGAGCAGGCAATGGCGTTTGCTAGCTATGCCGAGGCGGGAAATGTGTATATTGTGAATGGCCCCTGGGTTGAAGAGTTTTTGGATGAATTAGAGGTGTACCCGGACGGCCTCCACGATGATCAACTACGGTCCGCAATCGGGGCATTTCATGAGCTAACAGGGCAGGGAACAACAAACATTAGATGGTTATGATCGGGGGCATGTTAGTTAAAATCTAATCGTAGCTGGACTTGATATCACCAGTCGGCCCCCGGGACAATAAATAAATAGAGGTTATGATGAAAACATATAACAAACCGATGATCATAATCGAAGAGGATCAGATAGACCGGCTAACAAACCTAATTAACGGCCTAGCATGGGAAATCAAAGCAAATAGGATGGGTATACCAGAAGACTGTGAGGGTTGCCCGCTAAAAGAGAATTTGAAGGGAGATAAGGCAATTGCCTGCGATTGCCTACTAACCGAACAGCTAATTTACGAGTGATATTATGGGATTGGAAATAAAAGTAATAGGTCGAGGAAAAAAGGCAGCACAACTCCTAGTCGAGTCAGATAATAATTGGACTAGTGCTATTACGGTACAGGCCGGACACAGAGTAAACATAGGCATCCGGGTAAGTGATGCAATTAGTGATATTCTATCAGCCGCAGCATTCTCAGCAGCAATCTCAGGCATTAATTCATTCTTTTCTGGTATAATTACACTGCAACGTAGAATGCCGGAGGAAAACGAAGACTATCATTGGCGGGATGTAGCTGAGTGGACTATTAGTTCAGCTGCTGTAGGTGAAGGCGGGTCCGAGAATATCACAACTAGTCCAGAACCAGAGACAGCAGAGTACAGGGCTGGAACAGGAAAACACGCTGATGATTATGTGGGTGGTGTTGCTCACGTTAGAATCGGAACAACATAATGCCCGGTAATATAATTACGGTAGACGAAGAACCGGAAGAGATCACAATATCTAAAACAATCAGGGTAACCGGCACAGGAGCCATAGTGGCTAATCTACTGCGGGTGTTCGGTAATGTTAGGATAGTGGATCAGTCAGCGGTGATATTAGCCGTAACCACACTAACTAACGCAACTAATGTTTATGCTTCACTATATGACGGCACATTGGATAAGGATTTAACGGCGGACGGTGCGGTATTATCGGGGTTACCGGTCGGTTCCATGTTTTTGAAGGATCAGGATATAACCCAAGCGTATTCTGTACTAGATGCAAGTGAGTGCCAGGTAAATGAGATTCTACAGGACAACAAAGCAGGCAAACCATTCACCGTAACCCAAAAAACCGGTGTTGATACGTTTATGCGGTTACACCTGACTACAACCGATGCTCCCGTTGATTTTACTGTGTTCGTTAAGTTCATATTCCATAAGTTCGACGGTTCTAACTTAGTATTCGTATAAGGACAAGCTAATGCCAGGTAATATAACAGGAAATCCCCCAAAATTAGATAATGCACCAGTTAACGGGCTTTTAGGTGTCCCAGAGTCGCTCGCATATTACACAGCAGAAATAGAACGGCATCTACACCACTACAACAGGTTTTTAGTAAAAGCAGCAATTCCAAATGGTGAAATTCACGTTGCAGACAGGTGGGGTCTTGGTGGAAATATCACCCCATTTCGAATCGATGGTGGAAATGATACATGGGGTGCATGGGTCCAAATAATCGGAACCGGAGACACGCCGGTTATAACAGGCAGAAAAAAGTTTGATTTGCATGAGCTGCATATTGTAGACCATGAGAGAAACACAACTCCACATATGTTTGAAGTCGCATCAGGAGAAGGCACGCCAGCAGAGGCACTAGCAGCTGAAAACTTTACGCAATTCCCCGTTACAACAGGCGGAGGAAACGAGGAAACAGGGGCAACGGAGTTTACTAACCGCAGGCAGTCCGTGGGCTGCAAAGTTTGGGTCCGTGTTTGGAGTACTGGTCAGGCTACGGGCTGGGTTGATTTTTGGCCTGGTTTACATGAATACAAGGGATAATGAAAATAACCTGGAAAAAGTGAAGGAACTGCAAGGGCAAGCCTCAGGTGAGGACTAGGATAATTAAAGGTGCGGTTAAACTACCAAAACGACCAAAAGAAAGTAAATGAATACCATAGATAAAATAATACTATTTAGTTGTTGTATATTAATGGTATCGGGCCTGTTTTTTGATAATCCGTTTTTATTTGGGGCAGCTCCTGTTCTTTCGTTATTTGCGGCAATTATAAATCTGGCATTAGATTAAATGAATATTTTTAGACGGGCTTACAACTTTATTACCAGGGCAACGGCTTTCGGTGGTGCGGCGTTCTCCGGGAAGGGAACCGCTAGGTGGACAAATAGGGACTACAAGAATTTTGCTACGGAAGCATATATACAGAACTTTGTGGGTTACCGCTGTATCGACCTAATCGCCCAGTCAGTCGCTAGTGTACCATGGAATGTATTTAGTAAAGACGGGGAAAGCCGGGTGGAACTACCTAATCACCCGCTAATGAGAATACTCCACCGGGCTAACCCTCAGGAGGGGTTCTCAGCGTTTCAATTAGGTGTAGTATCGTTTCTGGGCATTGCCGGGAATAGTTACATAGAGAAATTAGCACCGGAAACAGGCCCAAATAAGGGATTACCTTTCGAATTACATAAGCACAGGCCAGATCAGATCAAACCCGTACTAGATGACAACACAAAAGAGCTGGTAGGGTATGTGCTAGAGATAAACGGTAAAGCAATAAAGCAATGGGAAATAGACCCGTTAACCGGCCAGTCAAACCTATTACATATAAAAAAGTTTCATCCAACTAACGATATTGAAGGGTTGTCAACAGTAGAACCGGCGTCAAAGTCCATTGATACAAGTAACGAGGCGATGACATGGAATAAAAAGTTGTTAGAGAACGAAGCCAGACCGGGTACTATGTTCATATTCGATGGTGCGCTAGGGGATAAACAATTTGACAGATTAAAGAAGCAGCTAGCGCGTGAGCATTCAGGAGCACAGAACGCCGGTAATAACCTGATAGTAGAAGGGGCAATGAAAGACGCCCGCCCCTTTGGATTCTCCCCTAAGGACATGGATTTCCTGCAGGGTAACTGGGATCTAGTCAGACAAATTTGTTTAACATTTGGTGTACCTCCCCAGCTGTTAGGGGTGCCGGGGGATAGCACGTTCGCCAACTTCGAGCAAGCCCGGCAGTATTTCTGGGAAAGCACCATATTTTTCTACCTGCAACTATTAAAGGATGAGTACAACAACTGGTTTTTCCCCGAAGATGACAAAGTATTTATTGATTATATCCTAGACGAGGTTCCGGCGTTAGCTCCCAGGAGAAAAGAGAAATGGGAAATGATAGAAAAGTCCACGTTCCTGACTGTAGATGAAAAGCGGGAAGCAATGGGCCTGGGAACTGCTCCCGGTGGTAATGTCATATTAGTACCCGCTAGTATGATTCCGTTGGAGATGGCAGGGGTAACAGAGGAAGAGGTAGACGAATCAGAGTCCGAAGTAGCGGATGACGTAGAAGACGAATAAACCGGGCTTAAACTTAAAAACAGATTGACCTATACCCTACTATTAAAACAAATAGTTTTTAACCCTAGCACGCTTTAAACCACTTTTAACTAGTATATTATGGATGCTAAAATAGATTTTATCGAATCGTTTAAAGTTGTGGACCTAAAAGAGGATGATATTATTGTCTTAAAACCAAATACCGTTATGTCAGATAGGCAATATGAGTTATTATGTAGACGTGTTAAAGAAGTAATTCCAGAAAGACTTAAAGGAAAAGTAAAAATAATTGTAACCGAGAGTATTGATATCGGGGTCATGAGATCCAAAATAGAAGATGCCAATTGATCTAAGTACGGCCAAAGCCAAACGACAATACCATAATCAAGTCCTCAAGATCATGGCGCGATTAGAGCGTACAGTACTAAATCAGCTCAAACCGATAATCAACCGGCAGTACATGGACGCGGCATCATTACTAGCACAAGGGGTACGGGATGTAGAGCACGCGGTTAACCTACAAACACCACGGCTTAGAAATATACTAAGAGCGCATTATCGGCGGGTAGCGTTGACAGCAGGACGACACGCAACACTAGCATTTGATCCCGCTAAGTCCATGGGAGCAGAGTTCTGGAACGAAATAAACCAGTTTATAGCGTTGAATACTGGCCGTAAGATCAAAAGTATGCAGGACACGACTAAAAATGTAATCAGTAAAACTATTAAGTTCGGTGTGCATCAGGGAGAGACCAACACAGAGATAGCAACCCGGCTAAGGAAAAAAGGTAAGACACTAAGCAAGTTTCAAGCTCTTAGAATAGCCCGGACAGAGACACACGGCATGTACAACAGCGCAACCGAAGCATCTATTAACGATACAGGGCTTAAGTTTATACGGGTATGGTCAACCACAGTGGACGCTAGGACCAGGCGAAGAAAGAAGGGAAAAGGCTTTGATCATATCATAGTTAACGGGCAGAAACGGAAACAGAAAGAGGATTTTAATGTAAGTGGGGAGGCGTTAGCGTTTCCGGGTGATCCTAAAGGCAGTGCGGGCAACATAATTAATTGTAGATGTGTTTTACTTTATGAACAAGTTAGATCGGAGTTTAGAAGAAATGCTAAAACTAATTAGAGCTTATTTAGACAATTGCACACTTGGTACTGTTTATTACAAAGGTGCTCAAATAGTAAAAACAGTCGAAAAACCGTGGTTAAGTAATCAACCGTTTATTAGCTGCATACCGCCAGGAATATACAACCTAGAGCCGTTTGATTCGGATAAACACCCCGATTGTTTTATTATATGGAATCACAATTTAGGGGTTGGAAAGTACAAAGGGGATTCTGTACGTTATGGATGCCTATTTCATGTAGCTAATTTTCCTCATCAAGTAGAAGGATGCGTAGGCCCAGGGCTAGAGCTACACCCATCAACGTGGGGCGTGAAGGATAGCAGAAAAGGAATGAAGAAACTAAGGTGTTTAATAAAACGTTTAATCAAAGATAACAACATAATCCAAATTGAGATTATATAAGGATCGACCATGCCATATAAGATTATACCGTTTACTAAATCAGACAGTGACGAAGAGGGGCGCATTAAAGGATACGGCTCTACATTTGGGGGTAAGCCGGATTCTTACGGTGATGTAATTGATCCCCGCGCTTTCGAGGAAACTATCGCTAAAAATGGGCGTGGTGGAATGGGTTTTGCGATGTTATGGCAGCATGGACATAAAGATCCTGCCGGGGTGTGGGATTTTGTAGGTACTAATACAAAGGGCTTGAAAGTAGATGGTCTGATGGAAATAGGTACAGACATAGGGCGGCATCGTTATAATTTAGTAAAAATGAAAGCGGTCAAGGGCCTCTCTATCGGTTTTGATTTAATGAGGAATTCCAAAGGTAAAGTTGTAGAAGATGCGTATGAGCGTAATGATAAAACAGGAATAACATTACTAAAAAGATTGGAACTATGGGAAGTATCCCCGGTAACGTTTGCGGCTAATACTAGAGCAACAATCACAGGCGTTAAAAGTTTAGAAGGAGCTAAAACAGTACGTGAGATAGAAAATATCTTGAGGGATTCAGGATTATCAAAATCTGATGCGTTGTATTTAGCAAGTATGTGTAAGTCTGGCTTGAGGGATTCAGGCGCAGATAGTGAGATAAGTGTGTTGCTAGAGACTGTTAAAAAGGCAAGTTATGATATTGCTTTAACCGGTCTTCTTCAATCGCTTAATACTGTTAATGAAATGATTAAAAGTTAAATAACTATTACGGAGTTTAAGATGCCTGATATTCCAGAAGTTGTAGCGGAAATCAAAAAGACGGTGGAGGCAATCGGGGCCACTAGCAAAAAGAATTACGAGGATATGAACCGGAATTTTGAGCAGTTCAAATCCACTATTAAAGCACAGGGAGAAACTGACCCTATCACACAAGACAAACTGGACAAATTAGCTTCTGACGTTAGTACGCGCCAGCAAAAAGCCGATGAAGCCTCCGCCGCATCCAAAAAGTTAGTGGATGATACCAACAAAAGGATGGATGAGCTGGAAATTATGGCACAACGCATCCCTAAGTTTGCATCTACTGGCAGCGTTGCCGAAGATCGAAAGCTGATTGAAGCATACATGCAAATGGAAAAATCTTTTGCTGCTGCTGGTCAGAGAAAGCTTGGTTTCCGTGAAGTTATGGAAATGGAGAAGGCACCGAAGCTGGATAAGTTGCGTGAATACAACGATGCATTCCGTACGTATGTGCAAATCGATGAAAAGGCGATGTCCGCCGAAAGTTATAAATCATTACAGGTAGGTATCGATGTTGATGGTGGTTACACAGTCACACCGTTTATGTCCAGCCGTATTAGCGCAAGGCAGTTTGAAGCTGATCCTATTAGACAGTTAGCATCAGTTGAAACAATCGGAACAGATGCTTATGAAATGTTCCTGGATAATGATGAAGCCGGTGCAGACTGGGAAGGTGAGACCGTCCAGAACGATAACGAGGATACCCCTAAGATGGAAAAAAAGAGGATTCCCGTGCATATCATGGCAACCCATCCGAAAATGACCCAGATGTTGATTGATGATAGCAATATCAATGTCGAATCTTGGTTAGCAAATAAGGTGGGCGATAAATTTAGTCGTACATCCTCAGCCGCTTTTGTTACTGGAAACAGTATCGGAAAACCAACAGGATTCGGAACTTACCCAGCATGGGATAACGCCGGTGTTTACCAAAGCAAGGCTATTGAGCAGGTAAATATGGGTCACGCCACTGACTTTACCACTGACGGTCTGCTTGATGTTAAATACTCTATGATCGAGCAGTATTTGACCCGTGGGACTTGGTTATGCAATCGCTTGAGCGTTCGTGATATTATGAAGTTGAAAGACGGTGACGGTCAGTATATTTGGCGTACTGGTATTACTGAGGGACAACCCTCAATTCTTTTGGGCCTGCCCTTCCGTATGGCTACATCTGTTGCTACTGCCGCTGCTGCTGCGTTAGCTATTTATTTGGCAGATTGGCGTGAGTCCTACTTGATTGTGGACCGTCAAGGGATCAATGTCCAACGTGACCCGTACACTAAAAAACCTTTTATTGAGTTTTACACTCGTATGCGTTTGGGTGGTGATGTCATTAATTATCAGTCAATTAAAATCGGTAAAATCGCCGAATAATCCAGGAGAATAAAATGGCAAAACGTGGAACCACCCTGAGAGACGGGTACAGTAATTTTGGTTTTTTTCAAGGGATCGCCCCTTTTATCACAACCGATCCACCTGCACACGCAGGTATCGCTGTTGATATTAAGGGCTACGACACAGCAACATTGATAGTTAACGTGGGGGATCTGGCTAGTGCAGGCGCTATGGCTGCCGATGATTTCCATCAATTAATGGTGCAACATTATAACTCTGATGCCGCCGCGTGGTCAGAATGTTATCCTAGTCAGATGATTCATAGTGTAGTTGGTGCTGCTGCAACAGTTGCAGGGGCTTCAGTTTTGAATAGCGGTATTTTTCAAAGTCTTGCGTCTAGTACAGACGGGTCCGCAACGTACTATGTAGGTTATAAAGGACCACACAGAACAGTCAGATTATATATTTCTGGCGAAAACACACCTAGTACTATGCAGATCGGTGCTATCTGGAAACTGGGATTGCCTAGTGATTGGCCCGTAACTGAGCCAGTCGGGGACTAAACCGTTTTAAACACGTATAAAGGCGATTACAGATAAACCTATACTTCGGTATTAAAACTTTTTGTAATCGCCTTAACGCAACGTTAAACGCATAAATACAGGGGAGATCAATGGCTGTAAAAGATTTAAGTACTTACCAAGCAAAAGTGGGACGGTATCAAGGCGCTGACCGCTTTTACATGAAAGAAGATGGTTTATTTCAATTCTATGATCAGGAAGTGACCGGTTTGCAATTGAAATATGCTCTTTATAATCGACAAACCAAACTAACAATCGGACAGGGTGTAACGTCCACAGCTTTTTCAGTAGAAACTTATCCTGGTGATATCGGGATGGTTAATTTTTCCATGACTTCTACCTGTATCGCTGGCTCATTTAATTTCAGCACGGTTTTTCAGGGCGAAGAAGTTTTCATGAAAGTTGTGCAGGGTTCCACTATTTCCGGGGAAGTAACCGTTTATTTTAGTGGTTGCTCTTACGTGGGATTAATGGGATCAACTCTAGATTCTGTAACACTTCAAAATTCAGCCGGTTCTACAGCGTGGTTACATATGCGTTCTTTTGCCGATGATGAATGGACTGTAATGGATTTCCAGGGCGAAGTGCTCTGTGAAGAATAATAAGGATAAATTATGAAAATTAAAATGCTTAAATCAACACCGGGTGCTGTTAATGCCGGGCTTGACGTGCGGTTGTTTAAAAAGGGGTTAGTGTATGATACCGCTGAGATGGAAGGGCTTGAAAAAGTGTTTCTGAAAATCAAAGCGGCAGAAGTGCACGTAACGCCCGATGAAGTAGCGCGACATGCGAAAGGGTTGACAGGTGCTCCCAGTAATAAGCGGGCAACGCCCCCTGCCGTTAAAGTTGAACGTCCCGAAGAGGATAAATACACGTTAGAGGAGTTAGAAACGTGTAAAGCTGGTGATGTTCGTAAATTAGCACTTCAACAAAATCCGATTATTGATTTGTCAGATTTAGCGGTTAATACATCGGCTGCGAAGCTGATAGAAGCTTATCTTGAGAGACAGTAAATGAAAGACCAGAATCTAACGTGGAAAGTAACCACAGAGCCAGATACAGAGCCGATTACTGTCGCTGATGTTAAATTATATGCCCGTATTGATGGGAGTTCTGAGGATATGCTTATTGCTGGTTTTATTACCGCAGTAAGACAGGCGACAGAACAATTCCTGGGTCGGGCGTTAATTTCGCAGACGTTAACAGCCTCGTTAGATGCCTGGGACACTGATTTGATTGAGCTAGCTAGAGCGCCGTTACAATCTATCACGGAGGTTAGGACGGTAGATGAGGACGATAACGCTACAGTGTATGATTCATCCCAATACTACACACGAACCAACCCAGAGCCGGGTCAGCTAGTACTTAAGTTTGAGAGTACTCCACCGATTAATACAGACCGGTTTCATGGTGGTTATGAGATTGAGTTCGTGGCCGGGTACGGGGATTCAGAAGAGGATGTGCCGGAACCAATTAAGCTGGGGATTATGATGTGGGTGGCTGACGTGTATGAAAACAGGGTGCCTATATCAGAACCTCCGGCAATTGTTAAAACATTAATGTCCCCTTACATAGTAATTAACGTATGACCAGACTAGCTAAAAAATTAAAAAATCGTGTGTGGATTTTAAAACCAAAAAAGGGCATTACTGCTGCCGGTGGTTTTGTACGTGGGTATGATAAAATAACACAGGTGTGGTCAGCTCTAACTCCGATAGCACAAGCCTCACGGGATATTGCGCACTTTGCCGCGTCTATCAGGGGTGTTCAGGTTAATTCCGTGGCTACACACAAATGGAAAGTTCGGCGGGTAGCGGTAGAGGAAGTGGGTGCGGCGTTTGGTCCGGGGTTTAATCGTGGTTATGCCAGAGCGGGCAGTCTGCAAATATTAAGATCAGAATATTATGTGTTTGAAGAGCGGGGCGGCACTGATGGGGCTTTTAGTGCGGGTATGGGCATTGGTTTTGAGCAAACGCAAGGGCTAGTAGGCACACTGTATAGAATTCTAGGTGGTGTTGATAACAACAGTGATCGGGAATATCTAGAAGTGAGATTAATGGAAGTGGAAGAACAAGGTACAGGAGCTAGTGAATAATGGCTAAAGCTAATCTGACACTTACAAAAGACAGGAACTTTGATAAAGAGATGCGGAGGCTTAAGGCTACGCCAGAGGCTATAGCTGATGCTGTTAGAAAAGAGCTGTTATCAACTGCCGTGTTTATCCGTAATCGAATTATTAAAAATATGCGGAATACACCGAAAACCGGTAGACGGTATCGAAAAACAAAAAACAAAAATATATTCCATACAGCATCAAGCCCTGGATATGCACCTGCCGTTGATACCGGTGACCTGCTAAAGTCGATTAAAATGGATGTGCGGTTAAGTGAAGTGGAAGTGGGTTCTAATCTAACCGGGAAAAAAGGAAAGTACCCAGTATTCCTAGAGTTCGGAACTAAAAATATGGACGCAAGACCATGGCTATCACCAGCGTTTGAAGATGGCAAGCGGGAATTTAGATCAACAATAAGACGGCGAGTCATTAACGCTATTAGGCGGGCTAGATGAAATTATCACCCATTGTACTTTTACTAAGGGCGGCAAACACGATATTCGGTGATGAGATCGCGGGTGCGGCAGAGTTTGGAAGTGTTCAGCAGGATACGTTAGAAAAGAATACCGCTTACGTGATCCAGACGCTAGAAACCGCTATACCGAATACAGTAGAAAACGATGTAAGTCAACGGCTGGTAGAGGGTTTTGGTGTAGTGGTAGCAATTAGAAATGATCTATCGCAGGCGGATAAAACCGGATTAACCGCGTATGATGGCTTGTTTGATATCAGGCGTGAACTATGGCGTGCTTTAGTGGGTTTGATATTACCTGATGATGATGACGGCCAGTATAATGTTGAGGGACCGATCTATTACAAGGGTGGCGTCCCGCTTGATATTAACGGGGCGTGGCTTTGGCATCAGTTTGAATTTGAATTCCCAGCACGATTAGTGGGGGCGGTACAGGAATATGATCTGGATGATCTGAATACGATAGCGGCTCAATATGTACTAACACCAGACGCACAGATACCATTGACAGGAGCTGAGCCGTTGCCGGGAGCGGTTGCTGATTCGGACCTTGACCAAATAATTGACCTAACAGAAAACCTGCTGGCCGGGGCGTTTGCATCTGGGTTTACTGCTGGATTTGACCTCTTAAAAGGATAAGGAGATAGGAATGAAATACAGTTTTAGTTTTGATGCAAAAAGACAAAAAGAAGAACAAGAAAAGTATAAACGTTTTATGGATCAAAAAGCCGAATCTGAGGATGACTTACGTAAAATGCTAGCACCAATTAATGATCCACATGAAATCGGTAGAGGTGAAGTTGAACCTACAGCAATGCCTAATTACGTTGTTTAATTCAGTAGTAGGAGAAGAAATGAAACAAAAATGGTTAGTTCCTAAAAAAGATTTACTGGTGAGAGATCCGCTTAGCTTTACACAGCTTCCAAAAGTCGGGTTGTTAGTCGCTTGGAATAGTTTCTGGCGGCGAAGAGTAAAGCAAGGTGATGTTTCTATAGGGGAGGCCCCAGAGCTAGTAGAAAAAGTAACCTACACCGCTGAAGAACTAGAGGGCACACCGGCTAAAGAACTAAGGGAATTAGCAAAGGAAAACGATATTGATCTAAGTGATTTTGCAAACAACGCTTCGGCTGAAAAGCTGATTGATGCGTATCTTGAACGCCAATAATAGGGGAGAGCAATGGCTATTAGTTTTAACAATATACCGAAGGGCATTAGAACTCCAGGCGCATACGCGGAGATAGATAACAGTCGGGCATTAACCGGTTTAGTAGCAAACCCACATAAAGTATTGATCCTAGGGCAAAAAATAGCCGCTGGAACAGTGCCATTTGATACACTAACAGCGATCACAAAAGACGGACTGGCCGATGGGTTTTTCGGACCGGGCGCTATACTGGCCCGTATGTGTAACGTTTTTAAAGACAACAATCCGAATACTGAAGTTTTTGCGATGGCGTTGGGTTCCGGTATCGCCGGTGTTCAAGCCTCTGCTGGTCTGGACTTCTCGGCGGCTCTTGATGCCGCTATTTATTCGGGGCAAGAAACGCTTTTTATCATGCCGAATGGTGTAGGACTAGATATTACGCTAACGTCCGGGATGAGCGGTGGGCAGATTGCGTCAATAGTTGCCTCCACAATTAACGCGCTGAGTACTTTGCCGATGACTGCCACTGTATCAGGGATAAGTGCGGACTCAATGGGCCATCTTGTGTTTAGCGCTGTACAATCCGGGACGCTCGGAAACGCTTTGAACATCAGATTTAATTATAACACGGGGGAGAGTTTCCCGACCGGGTTTTCGACCGACCTTTCAGCGGTTGAGTTTGCTGGCGGTGCTGTAGATCCCGACCTGGGGGATGCGTGGGCGGTGATTGATGGTGAGAAATTCCAGCACATTATCCAACCATACACGGACGCTACTAACCTGACAGAGCTTGAAGATGAGCTAGCCGCTAGGTTCTTACCGCTTGAGGATCTGCAAGGCCACGGTTATACGGCAATCAGAGCTACCACCGCCACCGCGACTACGAAGGGCAACAGCCGGAACAGTCAATTCAACACGATCATGGCGGCTTACGATAGCCCGAACGCTCCGGAAGAGTGGGCAGCGGCTCTGGGCGCTATCGCTAGCTTTAACCTGAACCAGGACCCGGCGCGACCACTCCACACACTTAAATTGAAAGGGATTAAAGCTCCACCGATTGAAAACCGGTATATCCGGTCAGAGCGCGATATCTTGCTCTATGACGGGATTGCGACTTGGCTTACGGACGTTAGCGGCAATGTATTGATTGAGCGTTGCATCACTACTTATCAATCTAATGCTCTGGGAATTATTGATACTTCGTATCTGGATATTCAAACGCTTGCAACTTTGGGTGAGATCCGGGATCAATTCAAAATCAGGATGACTAATCGGTACATTGTTACCCGGTTTAAGCTCGCTGATGATGGTTTCCCAGTCCAACCTGGTACTAACGTTGTGACCCCTTCTGGTGTGGCGCAAGAAATCATTGCGTTATTTACAGAGCTAAGGAACGCCGGATTGATTGAGAATCTTCCAGATTTTATTGATAACCTGAGAGTGGAGCGGGATCCGTCAGATCCAAACCGGGTTAACGTATTGTTGCCACCGGACTTGATTAATCAGTTTAGAATTTTGGCTGGATTAATTCAATTTATTTTATAAGGAGAAACAATGGCTAGAATAACAGGACGTGTAGAGGTGCTGGTCAACGGCCAACTCCTTTTGAACAAAGCCGGGGCGGTTGCCTCCGGTATCGGTATCAGCGGAGAACCCGCGAGGGAAAGAAAAGAAGTGCTAGGTGATACCGGGCTTCACGGTTTTACAGAGGAACCGGTGGTTGCGGCACTTGAAGTAACTGTAACTGACAGGGATGATATCAGTCTGAGTGATATCGCGAACATCTTTGGTAACGGTACGGTTATCTTTAGATCAGCCGGGAAAGGTAAGGTTTATACTATGGCTAACGCTACTTGTACGATGAATCTGTCTGTAACTGCCGGTGAGGGGGAAACTCCTATTAAGTTTGTTGGTGAGATGTGGACTGAGGGAAAGTACTAAAACGGCGTTTAAATCGATTTTAAATAATTTAATAGTAGGGTATAGGGTTGAGTGCGTTTTTAATGATTTGGCCCCGTATCGTACTTATTTTTGGTATATATGATGGAAGTAAAACTACAATACCCCATAACTATCCCGGCAAGCGTTGATCGGCCAGAAGTTGTAATGGATAAATTGGTATTGGTTGACCGGATGAAAGCGAAACACGCAAAACTAATTCCAGATGATTGTTATGCTGGTGGAAGTGTAAGCCCTACAAGATTTGTAGGTGTTATTGCTGCGATGGCTAATATTCCAGAATCAGCAGCAGAAGATTTGGATTTTATTGATTTAGTTAAAATTGTTGGGGAGATTGTAACGCCTTTTTTAGCCGAGTTGGGGCCACCGGAAGAGAAGTAAAAGAATTAATGTTAACAGTGGCTTATACTTATCACTTTCAACCTACCGAAATTGATGAGCTTTATATAGATGATTTATGGTTCTGGGCAAATGGCACACACTGGATTAAAGAGAAATTAGATAATGGCTGAAAAATTTGATCTTAGCGTAATTCTTAGGTTTATCGATAAATCTGCTGCTGGTATGGTAGGTTTCCAGAAGCGGATGAAGAATGTCGGCACGGCAATGAAGAATGTCGGCACAGAAATGCGAAATAAAATATCCCTGCCTATTGCTTTAGCTGCAGCCAATGCTATCAGAATGGGGGCTGATTTTCAGAAGACTATGAATATGGTTGGTGCCGTTACCGGAACAACAGGAAAAGAATTTGATAGTTTGAAACTACTTGCTAGGGATCTGGGAGCAACAACCCAATTTTCAGCCAGACAAGCAGGTGAGGCCATGAAATTTATGGGGATGGCTGGTTTTGATGCTAATAAAATTATATCCGCTTCCCCTAAAGTATTGCAATTAGCCGCAGCAGCCCAATTAGATATGGGGACCGCCGCAGATATCACAACTAATATTATGTCTGGGTTTGGTTTTCAGGCTAAAGATATGGCTAGAGTCAATGACATATTAGTAAACACGTTTACTAATTCTAATGTGAGTTTAAGCCAATTAGGTGAGGCGTTAAAAAAAGCCGGTCCAGTTGCTAAAAGTGCAGGGCTTTCATTTACAGAACTTACAGCAGCATTAGGAACATTAGGTAGTGCGGGCATACAAGGCTCAGAGGCTGGCGTTGCGTTAAGAAGGGCGTTTATTAATTTACAAGCCCCATCAAAAGCCGCACAAAAACAAATGGCGTTTTTAGAGTTGAATTTAAAAAAATCAGATGGGCGTATTAAGTCAATTACAGGCGTGTTAGAAGAGTTTGAGAATGCTTTAGCAAAAGGGGCTACGCAAGTTCAAATAGATACGGCTTTGATTGAAATATTTGGGGCACGGGCGTTAGCACCAATGCAGGTTTTACTTGCATCGGGTTCTAGTAAGTTATCGATATTCGAAGAAAAATTAAAAAAATCAGGTACAGCAGCAAAAATAGCTAAAAGACAAACTGAGGGACTACCGGGTGCCTTAAATAAATTAAAATCTGCCTGGGAGTCTGTTAATATCGCACTTACAGAAGGTGAATTTGGGAAATGGGTTGAAGATGTTGTCAGAGGATTTGCTGATATAATGAGTAGTATCAGCACTTTTATTAAAACACAGCCAGAGCTAGCAAAATGGGGTGTGGCTGTAGCTGGAATATTTGCGGTAACAGGCCCGTTGCTTATTGGTCTAGGTCTAGCAGCGGTGGCTATCGGCGCGTTAACATTACCTATTTTATTAGTGTCCGGCGCAATAGTAGCAATAGCTGCCGCGATTGCGTTAATGTCCGCAGCTAAATCAACAATAAAAGGTCCGGTAACAAGAGAAAATGTTAGTCAATTCGGAGGACTGGGTGCTGCTGCCGGTTCGTTTATCCCAAAATCAGAAGTATTAATAAAAGTACAAGCGGAACCTGGCACATCATCAGCAATCGGCGGTATTAAAACTAAAGGCGGGGCAAAGGTCGGGGTAGAAAACAAATCAGACGTAGGCCCGACAATGCCAAATCTAACATCATTCGCATTCCCATAAAATGACCTGGCGATTTAGACTACATAAAGCAAGCTTTCGGGGCGTTAAGTTTTTCATCGACTCTCATGATTATGAGTTCGGGCGGCGTAATGTTGTGCATAAATACCCGTTTCAGGATGAGGCGTTTATTGAGGATCTAGGCGCAGACGTGGATGCATTTAATATTACTGGGTACATACTACAGAAGCCACCGCTTTTTAATTACCTGAGTGATCGTGATAAACTGATTGCAAAATTAAAAGAACCCGGTCCGGGAATGCTGGTCCATCGGTATCTAGGCAATAAAGTTGTGTCCCTGGTGGGTAAAGCCCGGATGTCTGAAACCTCTAAAGAGGGTGGGATCGCTCGGTTTACAATGCGGTTTGTGGAAGCAGGTAAAAATAGATTTCCAGATAAAGCGCCAGATCCAAAAGGGCTTATTGATGCAGAAACATTAGATATTGTAAATTCGGCGTTAGATGATTTTGCGGAGGCGTATGATAAGGCGCAGTCTGTTGTGGATGATATCAATAGTAGTATGCAGATGATGAAATCCACGCTCAGGACACTAAAGAACATACCGGCCACGGTTATATCTCAGGCAACCGCGTTAGTAACAAACGCCACCAGCTTAGCAGCAGAGTTTGTGGATTCTCCTTGTGATCTGGCCAACTCAATACTCGGGGCTGGGGATTCGTTTTTATTCGCCGCCGGAATGCTAGATAATGTGGTAGACAGAGCGATCACAGGTAGTTGCTCAGGTCGGATACAAAACCCAGTGGATGCCGCCAGACAAAGCGATGAGCTTGCAGTGGAGGACGGGGGTTCTCTTGTTTCTGCCTCGTTGGGTATGGCTGATTTTGGTGCTGTGGTTGGTGAGGATGAAGTCAATGCAGAATTCGGTGGCGGTCTACCTAAGATTACTGTTGCCTCACCGGATACCGCACAAAAGCAAGCAAACAGACAGGTTAACACGAATATGACAAAGCTGTTCGGGTTCGTCCAGGCGTGCCGGATAGCCGTTAGAATCGTGTATAAAAGCCAGCAGGACGCTCAGGCTATACTGCTACAGATCACTAATAAAATGGATGAGTTTACCACTTATCTAGGTAATCAGGCCGGGGATACTACGTTATCTGCCCACGGTATAGCGTTTTCTAACGATGGGACATATCAGAGCGTAAAAAACCTACGGGCAGCGTTAAAAACATCTATGGACGCCCTAGGCGTATCTCTGGCCCAGACAGTACATTACCCTATCGGCGTTGATGTGGTTTCCACGTTAAAAGTGGCTTATGATCAGTATCAGGATTTAGATAGAGCTAATGAGATTGTAACCAGAAATAAAAACTTAATATTTCATCCGGGGTTTCTTCCAGGCGGTAAAACAATTGATATCCTAAGCAAATAAATGGCTGATCTAGCGGCAATACAGGCGAGTAAAAAAACAAGGATATCTCTTCTGATTGACGGGTTTGACTACCAGAATTGGAAATCTATTTCTATCAGCAGATCAGTTGTGCAAATGGCTGGGGAGTTTTCTTTTACGTGTTCTAATTTACATGCTGGGGCTAATCAAAAATGGAATATCTTTGGTGGTTCTCCTTGTCAAGTAGTGCTAGAGGGAGAGCCGATCATAACCGGATATATTGATGGTATTAACCCGTCGTATGATAGTGATAGTAATGATATCACTTTTACCGGCAGGGATAAAACAGCGGATTTAGTAGATTGTACTTTTGATCTAGATACGTTTGGTAATGAGTATTTTAATCTGACAGTAGCGCAGGTCATGCAGCGGTTGTGCAATCCTTTTGGTATTGAAGTGGTGTTGGATACCCCGGATATTGCCTCTGATTTTGCTGAGATTATTCCAGTACATAGAATAAATCCGGGTGTATTTGTGTATGAAATGGTCGCAGAGCTTTGCCAGCAATACGGGGTTATGCCCATGACGTTAGGAGATGGTAAACTGCATATCACAAGAACGGGATTATTCCGCACTTTTGATAGTTTAGAATTCGGGGTTAATATTAAATCTGCCAGTCTAGATTTATCAGATAAGGATCGGTTTGGAACGTATTATGTGTATGGTGCTCAGGTAGAAAACGCATTTGATAAAGCAAAAGCATTACAAGGAAAGTTAGTTGATGAGTATATAAAACGACATCGAACGTTATCAGTACCGATCAGCCAGGGAGCAACGACAAAAGGTATCTGTGATGCAAGGACGGCATGGGAGCAAAGTACCAGGGAAGGTGCGTCACGAAAAGTAACAATCGGTCTGCAAAGTTGGACGCAATCAAATGACGTTCCATGGCCGTTAAACGCAATTGTACCTATTGAGGATGATATCATAGGTATTAAAAAGGATCAGTTAATTGCATCAATTGCTATGTCTTTAGATGATAGTGGTGGGGAGATCATAAAACTAGGGTTGGTTCACCCGGATACGTTCAAACTAAAGAAACAGGCTAAGGTTTTAGAAAAAGATAAAACAGCCTTTGATAAGTTTAGAAAAAATAAAGTAGCTAACGAGGGAACATGACTGACGAAAAGGACAAGGAACGCTTTGAGCAGAATTTTCGGGACATTTTTTCTAAATTAAATAAATTCACGGATATATTGAATAAATTTGTAACTACTAATACAATGTTTGCGATCATAGCTGTATTAATCGGTCTATGGGCGTCTATGTTTGGTCTGTTATATGTGGATATCCAGGACCACAAAAAAGTATCAATAGAGCAGCGGATTGAAGTGATTAGAGAATTAGGGGAAGTCAAAACATTAATCGGTAAGCTCAGCAAATGATTACTATCAGGGATGTTGTTAAATTACTAAATCCCATAAAGCGCAAGATATACTTGTTAATAGGTAGGGCTGTACTTGCGGCGGTTAACAACGAGGGGAAGGTGGGGTTTTACGATTCGGAAGATAGGCCCACTCCACAAAGAGTGCAGGTGACCGGGCTTGTTAACGAGACGCTAACAGACCTAGAGCGGTTCCAGGAATACGGGTTTGAGACATACCCTATTCCAGCCACGGCAGAGGCTATTTTAGTTTCACCGGACGGAACAAGGGCAAATTCATTTGTGATAATGATACAAGATATCACGTACCGCCCCACTGATTTACAAGAGGGCGATAGCTGCCAATACGATTATAAAAACGCACGTATACTTTGCCGGGATGGTAAACTGGGATTAGGCAACCCGGACCAGACTTTAACTAGCACACCACCCGGCGGAAAAGTTGAATTTATAGAATTAGTAGATAGGATTTTAACCGTTTTACAGGGCATTACAAATCTTGCAGGCGCGGCTTCCACATCATCGTTTTTACCTGCCGTATTAGCGGAATTAGCGAAAATACAGGTTGATTTAAATACTATAAAAGGTACCTTGTGAGCGATATTAAAATCAGATGGGATCAGGGCTTACAGCAAGGTGATTTCCTCTTTTCAGATAATGATCTTGAGATGGATGACGGGCTGGCTACTGCGGTATTAATTAGTCTATTTACAGATCAGTTAGTTAGTGATGAGGATGAGATCCCTAACGCTAATATTAACCAAGCTTTTATCGATAAACGTGGCTGGTGGGGTGATCTGATTAACCCGGATGAAGTGGGTGATCAAATCGGATCTAAATTGTGGTTATTAGAACGCAGTAAAACAGATGAAGATTCACTAACAAACGCCGAAGAATACGCACTAACGGCACTTAATTGGTTTATCGATGATGGGATTGCAAAAGATATTGTAGTAACGGCAGAAAGAAATCAAATGAACGGCATTGAAGTATTATCTTTATTAGTACAGATAATAAAAGTGGACGGAAATAAAGTTAATTTTACTTTCGATGATTTGTGGGGTGCGACAATCGGATCAGAGATCCCAGACCCTGTACCAACGGTAGGTTACTTTTCGATTAAAGCTAGTGCCGGTGAATTAATAACCGGCTCTGATGGTCAAATAATTTTAGGATTTACAGGTATATAATATGGCTACACCGGAAAAACCATTAGCGGATTATACTGTGGCTATTACATTAGTTGATACAGATATTTTAATCGGTAATGTAGTTGGGATCACTAAAACAATACCGATATCGGTTTTACGTACTCAGTTAAATAACAGTAATCAGAATATCATTGGGGATATTAATGCTATTAATGCTTTTTTATCTGGGAATATTAATGCTATTAATGCTTTTTTGACTAATTTGACGGCAACCGGCCATCTCAAAGCTTCTACGCTGGAGGGTAATGGGGCGCTGATAACAAATCAAGTTTTTACTGGGCAGGGCGGGACAGAATCAACCGGATCTTTGACAATTCAGTGTAATTCTGACGAGTCAACCCCGCTCGCAAAAGTCGTATTCTATAAAGGCCCCGTTTTTTTGGGTGAAATGGATGAGAACGGGCTCAGATTAGCAACAGGTATCCCATACTCACACGCTGATGATGCAATCCCCTTTGCGAAAAATACCGATCATGGTGGTTTTGAGATGATCCAATCTAAAACGATTGCCGATCTTATAACCTCGCGGCCGTGGCTACATTATGACGGTGTTGCGGCTGAAACAAAGGTTATCAATAATGCTGAATTAGATATTGATCCCAATAGCGCAACAATACAATTGATCTGCAAAACGTCTGCTATTGGGGATGGAGTTATTAGATTTTTTGATAAATTTAGCGGAGCTGATGGATATTCTGCTAGATTAGCCGCATCGGGCAGGTTGGATTTTACAATAACACAAGGCGCTAGTAAGGTGGTGACGTCTGACGATCCCATAAATGATGATGAAGTGCATAATTTTATTTTCAGGCTAAACGGGTCAACTGCAGTGATGTCGGTGGACGGTGTCCCGCAAATAGACACAGCCGCGATAACGGGCGCATCAATATCAAATGGTTTAGCTTTGGTATTAGGCTCGTCAAATGGAAGTGGATTTTTAGAGCAAGATCAGTTTTTATTTCGGATTTGGAATCGGTATTTATCCGACGAAGAAGATGTGTCTTTTGGTTTAAATTCACTAAAAGCACTTGATTTTACTGATGAGGGCGGGAGTAATGTTCCTCAGAATGTGAGTAA